AGGCTAAGAAACCTGCTAGAATAGTAAAAAAGCGTGACGGGAATAGACCCGTAAAGATTTATTAAGCACAAGCCCCCAGACAGTGGCTAGATACCGTCTGCTCTCATGGAAAAACGACCATGCTGGAATTCGCTGAAAGCGTATTGAAAGATATTAGAAAATTACAGATAGACTCCGAGGCAATTGTGCTTAACGGCACAATAAAAGACATGGAGCGCTATCGTTTTCTTATGGGCCGTCTGGAAGGAATTAAGCTTGTGGATCAAATTATCCGAGATCGAGTGGATAAGCATTCAGAAGATTTTTAACCACCAGAGAGAACCATATGGAAGCTGAAAAGAAACTAACACCGTTGGAAGAGAAGTGGGAGAAGAACAAGCTATTGGAAGATAGTGCTCCTAAGAAAACTACTCTTGATGATGCGTACACCGAAGAAGGCAAGGTCCACGACGAGGGCCTAGCTAAATCTATCCTTGACCTTATCCCCCAACCCACAGGCTGGCGCATTGCCATTCTTCCTTACCGTGGTGCAAAAACCACTAAAGGTGGAATCGTGCTTGCGGATGAGACTCGCCAAAGAACGCAATTAGCCACTAATGTTGGCTATGTGCTTAAAGTGGGCGCGCTAGCTTATGCGGACGAATCTAAGTTCCCAGAAGGACCGTGGTGCAGTCCCGGTCAGTGGGTCATATTTGGAAAGTACGCAGGTTCTCGAATTCAAATAGATGGCGGCGAGATTCGTTTATTAAATGATGATGAAGTTTTGGGGCTAGTAAATGACCCTGAAGATATTCTACACATGTAAGGAGGGATTGAACGATGGCTGAACTACTGAATCAAGAGATGGATTTTGACGTGGGCGAAGACGAGCAAGAAGAGACCACTGTTGAGATGAACGAGGACGGCACTGATGCAAAAGTGGCGGACCAAGAAGAGATAGTTGTTGAGGAGACTAAGAAAGAGAAGAAAAGAGTAGGCTCTCCTGAAACAGAAGAACTTGAGAACTATTCAGGTAAAGTTAAAAAGCGCATTGATAAGCTGACCGCACGTTTGCGCGAGACACAACGACGCGAAGAAGCAGCGTTGGAGTTTGCTAAAAATGTGCAGCAGCAGAACCAAGTGCTTGAAGAGCGCTTCCAAAAAACTGATGGCGAGCGCCTGCAAGAAGCTCAGGGTCGTGTCAGTTCTCATACCTTAGCGTTAAAACAAGTTATAAAAAAGGCAAGAGAAGAGGGTGACATTGATACGGAGACCGAGGCGCAACAACGGTTAACGTCTGCCATGATGGAACAGCAGAGGATTCAAGACACAACAGCTCGTCGGGCACAAGCCCCGGCTCCCGCTCCCGCTGCAGCTCAACCGCAACAAGCCGCTCCTGCACCTCGTGCGCCAGAGCCGGATATTAAGGCGGAAGAGTGGGCTGAAAGTAATGAGTGGTTTGGACAGAACACCGTTATGACCCACGCGGTTAGAGGCATTCATATAGACCTTGTTCAAAAAGAAGGGTTTGACCCTACTACGGATGAGTACTATCATGAGATAGACCGTCGTATCAAGGACATTTTTCCTAATGAATTTGAAGGTACGCCAACTAACAACAGGTCACGCCGCTCCGTGCAGCCGGTAGCACCTGCAACCCGATCTTCGGGCGTTAACAACACAGCACGCCGCACTGTAAGGTTGACTCCCAGTCAAGTTGCTATTGCAAAAAGAATTGGGGTTCCACTTGAAGAATATGCGAAACACGTAAAGGATTAGACTATGACCGAAGCTACTACTGTGCCAAAACTTAAACGCAGCACTCGTGAGAGTGATTCACGAGAAAAATCTGCGCGTCGCAAAGCTTGGGCTCCGCCTTCACGTTTAGATGCTCCACCTCCTCCTCCGGGCTACAATCAACGGTGGATCAGAGCAGAATCTGGTGGGACAGACGACCGCAGCAATGTAGCAGCCAAACTCCGTGAGGGGTATGAACTGGTGCGTGCGGACGAACATCCCGACTTTGATTCTGGTGTCCAGGACGACGGCAAACATGCAGGCGTGATTAGCGTTGGCGGAATGTTGCTGGCTAGGATACCCGAAGAGACTGCTGCGGAGCGTCGTGCATATTACGACAAGAGAACTCATGATCAAATTAGAGCGGCTGACAATGACTTATTGAAGACGAACACAGGATCGTCTATGAAAATCAATAATCCAGAACGTCAGTCTAAAGTGAGCCTCGGCGGTCCACGTTCGGACACCGAATAACTTAATTTAAAGGACATTAATCATGGCTAATAACGACAAAGCCTTTGGGCTACGTCCGCTTGGTAACTTATCCGGTACTGGAGCACAGAAGCAGTACGGTTACGAGATAGCGGACAATCAAGCAGGTGCTATTTTCCAAGGTGACCTAGTCACTTTGAAAGACGGTTACATTCTACAGTTTAACCCGGCTGCTCACACAGCGGCGGTAGGCGTGTTTAACGGTTGTTTTTACAATGACCCTACAACGCAGAAGCCTACTTTTATTAACTACTACCCTGGTAGTATTAACATCACTCAAGGCAAGATTGTCGCTGATGTACTTGACGATCCTAGTCAGATGTTTATTCTCCAGAACGATGGCACTTCCGCTGTAACTAATTACGGCAAAAATGCAGATATTGTTATAGGTACAGGTAACACAGTGACTGGCTTATCGGCCAATGAGCTTGATACAAGTACTATAGCTACAACTGCGGCGCTTAATCTCAAGATTATTGGTCTTTGGGACGTGCCGAACAATGAAGTAGGGGCCAACGCTGTTGTGGTGGTTAAAATTAACGAGCATCTGTACGGTTCAGCCGGCGTTGCGGGTCAATAAGGAGATTAGCAAATGGCTATTTCAAGAGCCCAATTAGTAAAAGAGTTGGAGCCGGGTCTGAACGCTTTGTTCGGTCTTGAGTACAACACATACGATCAAGAGCACACTGAAATCTACGATGTCGAGTCTTCGGATCGCGCATTTGAAGAAGAGGTCATGCTTTCTGGTTTTGGCGAAGCTCCTACTAAGGCTGAAGGTGCTGGCGTAGCATACGACCAAGCGCAAGAAGTCTACACGGCGCGTTACACCAATGAGACCGTAGCATTAGCCTTTTCCTTAACGGAAGAAGCTATCGAAGACAACTTGTATGACAAGCTGTCGGCTAGGTACACAAAAGCCCTTGCACGTTCAATGGCGACTACTAAGCAGATCAAAGGGGCGGCCATTCTAAACGGCGCGTTCACTACATCTCTTGGCGGAGACGGACAGCCTCTATGTTCACTGACTCACCCTACTCTGAATGGTCCAAACCTGAAGAATGAGTTAACTGTGTCGGCGGATCTTACAGAGACTTCTCTTGAGCAAGCGTTAATCGACATCTCAGCTTTCACAGATGAGCGTGGATTAAAAATTGCTGTTCAAGGCAACAAGCTGATAATCCCTAAAGAACTTCAGTTCGTAGCAGACCGCATCTTGAAGTCTACTCTGCGTGTAGGTACAGCAGATAATGACATCAACGCCGTCCGCAATATGGGCATGGTTCCACAGGGCTACACAGTCAATCACTATCTGACTGACCCTGACGCTTGGTTCATCATTACTGATGCGCCAAACGGAATGAAGATGTTCAACCGTGTGTCTATGTCAACTGGCTTTGAAGGCGAGTTCAACACAGGCAACGTCCGATATAAGGCTCGTGAGCGCTATAGCTTTGGCTTTAGTGATCCACGCGGTATATTTGGATCACCTGGTACTCCATAAAAAGAGTCTAGGTAATAAAAAAGACCCTTCGGGGTCTTTTTTTATGCCTCAAATAAGACTACGCTGAACTCTCTTCCTCTTGTAATTTGGCCCGTTTCGGCGGGTCCTTTTTTGTGCATCCTGCAAATAACTGGTATATACTAAAAGTATTCCGGGAATCATCCGGTGCTTCTGACAGTCCCGGCTGACGACATGCAGACAGAGCACCCCATTACTCGCATGTGAGGAATTCAAAATGGCTAGAACCACATTCTCAGGTCCCGTCCGCTCGTTAGCTGGATTTATCAGCGCGGGTGTTAACAACCAAGTTACCCTAGTTGCCGGCCAAACTTTGGCTGTTGAACCCAGTCATGATTTTTCGACGGGCATAACTGTTGTCGGTAATGCAGGCAAAATGAACATAACAGGCTTTGACCTTGCGGGTGGGGCAAGCACTTTAACTCTGCCTCTTGTTAGAGACGCTGCCCCAGCGGACCCTACAAGTCCTGATCAAAACAACAACTTTGGTGCGGTAATTAAAATATTTTTTGGAAACACTATAGCCAATGATCTTGTTATTAGTTGTCAAGGTGACGATAAACTTACTGGCACAGCTCTAATTATGGGCGCGGCAGGCGCGGTCACAGGCTTTACTACGGCTGCTGATTTCAGTGATGTAAATGTCACATTAAACGGAACTACCAAGGGTGGAATAGTTGACACAGTTGTCACGTTTACTTCTGTAGCCGAAGACAGATGGTTTGTCGAGATGGTAGGCGTAGGATCAGGTACTACTGTAACGCCTTTTAGCTAAAGTTTAACTTAATCAAAGACTTAGGAGATTATTATGTCTGATAAAATATTTGGAATACCTGTAGGTGGAGCAGAAGCCCCCGCAGAAGAAGTTGTTGAAGAAGTAGTTGAAGAAGCTGCTGCCGAAGACTCAGAGTAGTCTTTTTAAAGGAGACTAAAAATGAGTGCGAGTAATATATCGATAGTAACAAAGCAAGCTTCAAGTGCCGGAGTCTCAGGACGGACTAGATTAATGGGGGTGTACTTTCTCAATTTACTGGGAGACGGTAGCTCCAACACGCAAGGAACCATTAACCTTAGAAATGGTGCAGACGTGTCAGCGCCTGTGCTTTGGACTATTGGAGCACCTAAACCGGCAGGCGGCATGAGTATTGATGTTCCAGACGCTGGGATTTTGTTCAGTGCAGGGATATTTATAGATATTGTATCCTTAACGCCGGCAACTTCAGTCACAGACGTGACGCTGATGTTTGAAGGTGGAGCGGCTGCTTAGTGGCGACGACCAAAACTGTAAAGCGAACGCCCTCTGGGCGGGTTAGCTACCGAGGGGAGTCCTTCTCTGGTTACAACAAGCCAAAAAGGACTTCCGGCGGTAACAAGAAGTTTGCAGTTTTAGCTAAGAAAGGTGACGACGTTAAGCTGGTAAGGTTTGGTGATCCTGATATGAAAATCAAAAAAGCCATCCCAGCTAGGCGTGCCAGTTTTAGAGCACGGCATAATTGCGACACAGCCAAAGATAAGTTTTCGGCACGATACTGGAGCTGTAAAAAATGGTAGCTAAAAGAGGTTTATACGCTAATATTGCGGCCAAAAAGGCACGCATAGCAGCGGGATCAAAAGAAAAAATGCGAAAGGTAGGGGCAAAAGGCGCACCTACAGCAGCCGCGTTTAAAAAGTCGGCTAAAACCGCCAAGCCCGTTAAGCCTGTAGCAAAAAGGATAGGCGGGATAATTAAGAAGGGCTCCCATCGAATGCCAGATGGCAGAATTATGAAAGACTCAGCTCATAAAGCAGGACCTAAAAGGAGTAAGTAACATGGCAGGACGTGGAATGGGAGCCGCCACCAGAGGCGGAGGGGCAGTAAGAAGCGGTCCCAGAAATAAAGTGATGAAAACCAGAAGTAAAACAACAGGCATCCCTATGTACGCTAAGGGTGGAGATGTTAAGGAACCTGTTAAAAAGAACATGGGTGGCGGAATTGATGCTGGCATCAACGCTTCCTTGGGACGCATGAATTCAGGAATTAACAAGCGAGTAGCTGCTATGCCCAAGCAAGGTGCCCCAGGTGCCCCATCTCTTCGGGGTCGCGGCCCGATGCCTTCTGTTTCTGCGGAGAAGTCTGGGGCAAGAGCCGGACTGGCAGCGCAAAGAAGAGCCGCTACTGGCAGAGCAAAGGGCGGCTCTGTTAAGAAAAAGAAGAAATAATGGCTACATCGAGCACAACAGACTTCAATCTTGCTATAGACGAGATTGTTGAGGAAGCCTTTGAGCGATGCGGGATGCAGATGACGGCAGGTTATCAGCTAACATCCGCCACGCGCTCTTTGAATCTGTTGTTTCTAGACTGGGCCAATAGAGGGTTAAACCTGTGGACCATCGAGCAAGCTACTTCTGTCCTTGCGAAAGGCACTAAAGAAGTTTTGCCTGGCGCTGATACCGTTAATGTTTTGTCTGCTGTAATTAGGAATACTATAAACGGCCAGCAGCAAGATGTAAGTATTTCGAGAATAAGCCGTTCCGAGTATTTAAACGTACCGAACAAGCTTACCGAGGCTAGGCCAACTCAATACTATGTCCAGC